GCCATTTCCGTACAATGCGCCTGAGACTCCGATTCCACCAGTCACAACTAAAGTACCAGTTGTGTAAGATGATGACGCTGTTGCTGCAGTAAATGTTGTAGCACCGTTTGAGGTTAAGGTAGTGAAAGCTCCTGTGCCTTTAGTTGTTGCGCCTATATTGGACGAATCAATTGTCTTATTTGTAAGACTTTCAAATCCAGCTAAAGTGGCAAGAGTTCCAGATGTTGGAAGAGTTACGCCTGTTGTTCCAGTCGAGGTGAAAGTTATTGCATTAGCTCCAGATGTAACAAGGTTGCCACCAAGAGTAATGGTACTAGCTCCATTATTTACTCCAGTTCCACCATAAGTTGAACCGATTACTGTACCATTCCAGGTACCAACTGCGATAGTTCCTACAGTCGTAATACTGTCATCGCCAGAATAGGTTCCACCAGCCACCGCAGCGAGTGTAGCGTTGTATGCCTGAACATCAGTGCCAATAGCTAGGCCAAGAGCAGTTCTAGCTGCTCCAGCATCTGTAGCTCCAGTTCCACCATTAGCTATTGCTATGGTTGTGCCATTCCAAGTGCCAGTTGCAATTATTCCAACTGAAGTAAGGCTTGAGGCAGTTACTCCTGAGCCAAGAGTTGAGCCAGAAAGTACAGACGTTCCAGCAATTAAAAATGACTTGCCCGTCAGAAGATTAAGATTTTCTGAAGACGTCCATGCGTCAGTTGCATCAACCCAGTTAAAAGTCTTGTCTGTATCACCCTTAAGAGTGATGCCACCACCATCGGCACCTGCGTCTGTCGGAGAGGCGCTTGAGCCAAGTTCAAGATTCTTATCGTCAACAGTTACGGTAGTTGAATTGATTGTAGTTGTTGTACCGTTAACTGTTAGATCGCCGGAAAGGACAAGGGACGTGCCAGTGGCAGCGCCAATGTTTGGCGTTACAAGAGTTGGCGTGTTAGCAAATACAAGTGCTCCAGTACCAGTTTCATCCGATATAATTCCAGCAAGTTCTGCTGAGGAAGTTGCTGCAAAATCCGAAAGCTTATTATTAGTAAGTGCAACCGTACCTGTTGCATCTGGCAGAGTGATAGTGCGGTCTGCAGTTGGATCTGTGACTGCAAGAGTTGTTTCAAAGTCATTTGCAGTTGCACCTTCAAAAACCATGCTTCCACTATTGAGTGTAAGCCCTGCAAATGTTACACTTGCAGAGGTTGCTACATCTTGACCAATAGATAATGTGTGAGTTGTTCCCTCACCTGTTGTTGCTGCAGAAGAAGTAACGCCAGTTCCACCAGTTATTGTTGCCACATAGTTTCCACTGGTATTAGTTCCAAGCGCAATTTCTATAGTTGTCGAACTTGCTGCAGTTAAACGACCCTGAGCGTCAACCGTGAAGCTACCGACTGATGCAGCACCGCCGTATGAGCCAGCTGTTACTGCAGTGTTGTCAAGATCTAAAGTAAGTCTGTCAGTTGCGGAGGCAACCGATGTTAAGCCTATGCCACCAACTATAGTGAAGGTATCTCCACCAGAAATTGTTAAATTGTCACCGTTGTCTGCATCTACTGTAAATGAAGTAGAAATAGAAGCTGTTCCTGCTGCGGTCAAACGACCTTGAGCATCAACCGTAAAGGTTGGGATTGCACTAGCTGAACCATATGAACCAGCAGTAACTGTTGTATTGTCAAGATGTAGGGTTATGGTATTTGTAGATGATGCTATTGATGAAAGCCCAGTTCCACCTGATATGGTTACAGTCTCCGCGTCGTCAATTGTCTGTGATGTTCCAGAATCGCCTGCTAAAGTAAAGTTATATGTAGCAGCAGTTACGGCAGAATCTACATAACCGGTTGTTGCGACTTTTGTGCTATTATCTCCTGCTGTTTGTGTTGTTGCAGTTGCAGAAGATCCTAAGGCTACTGTTCCAGAAAATGTTTTATTTCCAGAAATAGTTTGAGTACTAGTTAATGTAGTAAATGCGCCAGGGCCAGCAATAGCTATGGGAGTACCTGTTCCTCCAGCTCCTGAGGTTCCTTTTCCATAATAGAGTACGTCGTCTACTTCTGTAAAAGCTAATTCTGCGTTTTCTAAAGATCCTGGAGCTCCAGATATTCCTCCAACCGCTCTTCTTTTAATTCTGATTGTATTAGACATGATTAAAAATTTCCTCCATCGGTAAGATTTTCTTCGGGGTGGTTCACCCAAGCTGAACCGTTGTAACGCAAAATATTACCTGAGTTCACTGTGGTAATAGTAACGTCAGTCAATCCATTTAAAACTGATTGAGTAGTAATTGCAGTTTCTGCAGATATTATTCTATCTTTTACTGTTAAATGACTGCCTGCTGGATTCAATCCAATAACCGTTTGTATGGCTTCAATGGCATCATTTGCATTTGCGTGCTGTTGATGGTGAGGCACTGTTGCTGAATTGAGTGGGTCAGACGATGTCGGATTAATCAATATATCCAACGCTGCGGGATACTGGGTGCTCATAAAAATCCTTTATAAACTAAATATTTTGTATTGATCGTTACTCCAGCTAATTGTGATGGAGATAGGACTAGCAGTAGCAGCTACTGGCAAACCTGTGGCTGTATCTATGTAGGCCAAAAGCCTTGATGTAGATCTAACTCCAGTATCCTTATATAAAACCAGATAGGCAAAACCGCTAGTCCCGTAATCTTCTACCGTAATATTATCAGCGTCAAAGACACCAGAAGCTGTTGTTTTTCCGGCTAGTAAACTAGTAGTTGCTGCGACTGAATCTTCACTAATGCTTGACAAGAATTCATGTGTGCTTAAATTTACTGTATAAGTATTTTTTACTAATGCAATTTTTATATTATTGTCAGTCAAGTCAAATAGGCCCTCTAATAAGCCTTCTTTGCCTTTTGCATATAATGAATTAGCCATTATATACCGACTTCCGAAGAGACAATAACTCTATATTTATATCCAGTCTCGAAATAAGTCTTGCTATCTGTGTAATAAACCGGAGTTGCGTCGGTAGATGGAAAATCTATATAAACATCTGGTTTCCATGAATGCATGGACACTTGGGTAGGAAGCGTTTCCCACCTGGTTGGCGTTTTTTGCATCTTCTTACGTTGTGCTTTAAAATACTTACTGGTTAAAAAGTTTGATGCTGGGCGAGAACTAAATGAGATAATAGTTCTTCCATTATTTTCATCATTTCCTATATAAAAATCTCCATTATTTGGACTGACAGATTCTATATAGAAATTAGGATTTTTAGCTAATATTTGATAACCAGTTTCAATATCTGTTCTAATAGATTTATCTTCTACTAAAACTTCATTTAAAACAGTAGCTTTACTTTCCTGTAGGATTGACGGAGTTGCTGACTGTGTTTGACTCGTGAAACTGATTCTTTCTTCAGGGACAGTCATACCCGAGGAATCTAGTAAGTTTTGAACGCGGACAACATAGTCTATATTACCGGGTAGAATGACATCCCAATATAAAGTTAAAGTTCTACTAATCTGATTATAATCAGTAATAGTATTGATAGTCCTAAATGGGGAACTTACTTGAACAGGTGTAGCTGCGTCAGTATATACTAAAAAATTTGCATCAACTAAGGATGCTATTTTAATAGTCCTACCGAATTTAATATTAACAGTATTAACGCTTACTGTAGCGTTATCAATAAGATATAAGGCCACTCAACACACTCCAAATTCAAAACCTATTGTAATAGTAATAAATCAATTCAATAAAAAGCAGAGGGGGCAGTAGATTTCTCCACCGCCCCCCAAGCTTCAGGGTAATTTGTAACTATAACGACCCTAAGGTTTCTATCAGGCTATGTCGTTAGTAACCTGTACTTCGTAGTTACGGCTGAGTCTGACGTTCTTAGCAACAGTGATACCTTCACCATCACCCAGCATCACGATGTCGTAACGCTCTTTCATCTTGAGCTGGCGAATATCGCGGCCCGGATCGTCGAACTGATCGGTACTCATCTCGTCTTTGACGAGAAGTGTTCCGACTTCATTACGGTCGATGAGGAAGAGGTCTGACTTAGCTGCTGTTGCACCACTCTTAGCCGTGAAGCTAACGAAAGGAGAAACAATAACGTTCAATCCCATAGGGGCAGTCTGATTCAAAGCACCATCTGCAGACTGGGGACGATAGCCCCAGCTTGTTCCAACGCCTGATGCTGCGCCACCTTGATGGAAGATGGCATCCTTGAGGAAGATCGACCACATGAGG